GGATTTTAGAGGGGAAATCATCAAAGATGAAGAATTGGGTAGAATTGATACTTTAGAGTTACAGTTTTTATGCATCAACATTAGAGTAATACTTGATGACGGTAAATGGTAAATAATATAGGAGAGTGTATGACGAAGTTGAAAGACAAATTAAACGATTGGACAAGTGATAAATGGCACCGCACGCATAATTGGAGAACAGGTACTGGAAAGTTTCTTAAACGTGTTATGAACAGAAAGATTAGATATAAAAAAATTGAGGTTAGAATAAATGAGCAATGATGTGATTAGAATGAAATTTAATACAGTGACTAAATTGAGTGCTGTGTGGTGTGGACCATGTAAACAATATGCTCCTATTTTCGAATCCGCAACTAAGGATTTAGAAGATTGGAATATTATTAATCTAGATTCTGATACGCCCGAAGGACAAGCATTTGCCGAGAAACATGGAATCCGCGGAGTGCCTGCAACCTTGATTGAACGTCAAGGAGAAGAACCTAAGTTAGTAATGGGTGGTAAATCGAAAGCAGAATTGTTAAATTTATTTTCTTAAAATAATTCAATTATCGCTTTACTTTTGTTTCAAAGTACGGTATAATATAAGGGATGAAAGAAATGAGGTGTTATGACAAAAAGTAAAGAATTATTAGATGAAGCAATTTTGTATGCTTCGGTTGCTCACAAGGGGCAAAAAAGAAAGGGAAAAAATGTAGCATATATCTCTCACCCAATCAATGTTATGAAAATTGTTAAGGAAAGGGGTTATGGTATTGAGGCGCAAATAGCATGCGTATTACACGATGTTATTGAAGACTGCCAAGGCTATACTTTGGAAGGAGTATCGTTGAAATTTGGCACAGCTATCGCCCTCCTAGTTGACTATGTAACTGAGGAAGATAAAAGTTTGCCATGGATGACGAGAAAGGTTGCTTATATTGACCGTTTAAAGGACGCACCATACGACGCTGTTGTAGTGTCTGCTGGAGATAAACTTCACAATTTACGCGACACATATGACGACTTTAGGGATAATGGTGAATCGACTTTCAAAATGTTCAACAGTTCTACCGACCACCAGTTTTGGTTCTATGAATCATTAATTGAGATATATAAGAAACAAGGTTTATTTGATTTCACAGATGAGATGGAATATATTTTAGGTGATATAAAGACGGAGTTAGTATAATGACAATTCATATTATAGATGATTTTTTAGGTGACGACTTTGTTGAGTACATGCAAGATATTATTCCTGATATGCCATTTCAACCTATGAGTGCTGATGGAATGGGTGAATCTTTTTTAGCAAGTATTGGGCAGTATCCAGAATCGGATGCGTTCAAGTTCTTAGCAAAGAAAATACATCAAGTGCCAAAGTTGATGGTACAACATGTTCAAACGATTTATGTAAATTTAAACCCGACTGGAATTAATCATTGCGGTAAATTCCATACTGATGGGGGAGATATTACTGCCATGTATTATCCATATGATTGGGACGAGAAATATGCTGGTGCTACCTTATTTGAAGAAGGCACGAGGGTGGAATATGTTAAAAATAGATTACTTTTATTTGATTCAAACCTATCACATAGGGCAGAAGAACACTCAAACACAAATATGTTTAGATACACTGTTGCTGTTAAAATGGATGCTCGTTGGAATTATTAAAATTTCAAACACAAAAAATCGAGTATAAATAAATTTGACGTTCGCAAGAATGTTGATGTTCTAGTGGTCACCAATAGGGATGGGATGCTAGACAACCGTAATGTTGTCAAACTATTTTTTTAATAATAAAGAGGTAAGAAGTATGTTAGATAAAATCGTAGGATGGATGAAAGGCGCAACTGAAGCGGGTGTAGCATTAATTGCACTAGCAATTGTATTACAAGTTATTTTTGGTGGTACAGTTCCGTTTATTGGTGGTGACATCATCGGTACAATTACAGGTATTGTTGCACAGTTAGGTGCAGCCGGCTTAGTTGGTTTAATTGCCGCTGCCATTTTGTATAAAATCTTTAATAAAGACTAATATATGATGTTCTAGTCCGCGTAAAGAACGGGCAGGTTTTTTCTAGTGACTTTCCTCATAGTACAATAAGTCACTTCCTAATTTTAAACAACCTCATTGTTGAGGATATTATTTCCCCCGATAGTATCCTCAACAATGAGGTTGTTTTAACAAAAACAAAAAACCGTTTCACGTAAGTCATAAAAACAAACATAGAAAAGTTAATTGACAATCGACCCAATACAATGTAAGAGTCGTTATAAATAATTAATAACATTATATGTTTACGAATCTTTATTTGATTCAACTTACACGGGAGTTTACGGTCTCCCACCTAATTTGATAATGCCGAAAGGGTTATCAATAAGACGTGATACTTAATAAGGTCACACAATTATAACTCGCTTAATAGGAGAATATTATGCAAAACTCTATGAGGTCTTTCGACCCATTTTTTAACCAGTCACTTGGACTGGAAAATATCTTTAATTCTTTACAAGAATTTAATCAACCAAATTCCAAATATCCACCCTACAATATTATCAAAGGGCCAGGATCATACGCAATTCAATTTGCGTTAGCGGGATGGAGAATGAACGAACTTTCTATCACAATGGAGAAGAATGTTTTAACCGTAAAAGGTAATAAAGACTATTCTATTAAATCCGAAAATGAAGAGTTCGTACATAAGGGAATATCAGAACGTTCATTTATTCAACAGTTTACAGTAGGCGACAGAGTACATATTATTGATGCTCAACTAGATAATGGTATGCTGGAGATTAATATGAATGTGATAATTCCTGACGAAGATAAACCTTTGAATATTCCAATCAACTCATCTAAGGAGTTGTTAATCGAAAGTTAATCTTTACACTCGGTCACTCCATCAGCGGGTGACCACCCTGTTATTTCCTTTCGTTTAGTCTATCGCAGATATACAATCCACTTACCAAATCACAAGCAAAGACGAATTCACGTTCTTTGATTTTTGGCACGTCAAAAATAACTGGATTTTTAATTACAGTCTTAATTGGTTTAGCTGTTAGTGTTGTACAAGATGTCACTACTGATGCAAGTGTTAGAAAACCCATTGCATAAAATACCGATTTGTTAAACCATAGCGACTCTTTTGATTTTTTCTTTTTCATTCACTGTATTCATATTATGTGTTACTTCATGACGTAATACTTTTCTTTCCTTACGTCTCTTTTTTGCTCTTGCTTTACTTTTACTCATTAAATTCCTATTTGTTTAAAATATTACATCGGGTGTTCAGTGATATGCATCATACCATTCACCATCAATGTACTCACCCTCTTCTGGGTCAACTTCTTCTAATACATTTTCACCCAATTCTTCATCGTAGGTTATTGTACCAAAAGTTATGATACCATCTGGACTATCAACATCAATAATATCTTTCTTACCCTCAGCAATATCCTTTCTAAGTTGATTTGCTTCTTCTAATGTTATCAAACCTACGTTCACTGCTGTATCTATAACGTCTTTTTCTACCACTACGTCTTTTAGAGGGCATGCGTGGTTTTCGGCACTAGCGGTAGTACCGTATAAAAACAAACCTATTAATAATAATCCAAATAATCTTACTATTACACTCATATCATTTCTCCTCAGTAATTACAATACCCATCTTTTCGTAATCTTCTTTCAACCACTCAAGTTCCAATCTTCTATCCTCAGCATATAAGTCTTCAATATCTTGATTACCATCTTCTACCGCATTTTTTTCTTGCTCTGCTTCCCTTTCTTCTTCCATCAAATCCTTATGTGAACTTAATGCGCAATGATAAACTTCGTGTCCCATGATTGCCATTGCTTCTCTGTCGTCCCAAATCGCTGCAGCTTCAATATGAACAAAACAAACATCTTGAGTTTCAGAAACAACTGCGAAACCTCTTATTCCAGAACCTTCGGGTAAATCTTCACCAGTTTGTTCTTCAAATGCTTTATTTAATCTGTCACCAGTTGGGTATAATACGAGTTTAACAATAAATTCGGTACGACCAACTTCGATTTTATCGTCTGGACCATATTTTGCTAAATCAAAATCGTCCAGTGCAAAAGCACCGTTTGAAAATACTATTAATATTGATAACGTCATCCATACAGTGATGGCAATTGCAATTCCTTTTAACGAGTCTATCATATTCCAACCTCTCCTCTTTAGTTATTGTTTTAATTAGTGTTTCGTATATTTATAACTCATTTATAACCATAAAATTGTGGTCATAAGTAGTACCATGTGGGTATAAGCACAAATAATACAAATATTCCAAAGAACCATAGGATTATGTATGCTAAAATAGCAACTTTACACCAAGTCCATGACGTAAAGCAAGTTTTAGCTGCTAAACAGTGAGTTAAACAATAATGCGCCTTCCTTGGAAAGTGTAAAAGTGCCTTCATCAACCAGTATATTACACTCATGACGTTGCCATCATGAGAAGCACCGAGCCTAAAAACCATATTGATGATATTATTATCACCACCATACAATTTACACAACGAAACTTATTCATCGGACTGTTCTGACTATCGAATTATTGTCACCAAAAAATGATAGTATAACAGACTTCTTTGCGAATACATCTTGTGCGAATAATATTGCTATAAATATTATAACCACCCAGCCGCATGCTGATTTTTCTTCTGTGTTCATAGTTCCTCCTATTTGAACACATCATATAGATTTCAATTTGTTATTTTATAGAGGATTTCCAATCCAAACCGTTTTTTCTATGACCTCTCCAAGCAAAGAATCCACCGAGCCTTAATGCCCAATATGATAGATAATTTATTGTTTTAAAACCATTCACCGATATATTAATATCTCTAAATGTAATATCCATTTCCTTTTGCGTCTTCAGACCATTGTTCTGCTTTTTGTCTTTCTTTAATAATGTTTGATATTTGTATCCATAATCATGAACCAATCCGCCTATGAGTAATACACCCATAGGGCTTAACCAACTTCTAAAAAACTTCGGTACACTCGCACCATCGAACACGAACCCTTTAGGAATTACAAATTCTTCACCATTGATTGAATACTGAAAGTCTTTTGTTAATTCCCATTTTCTTGTAACCATAATCCAAACCCAAACGCCGCCCCAGAATCCGCAATCTTTAGTACGAATAGCAATTGGTTTCATTTCGGGCATTGAGCCGGTAGTAAATTTAAGACCAACTTCTTTTTTCGAGTAAACCATATTAACAACTGCGGTCATAACTATTAATAGAGCAACTAAACAAAATTGCCAATATGTTATTATTAAATCTCTCATCCATTTCTCCTAGTAACAGCACCTGTTCCAAAATAAAACCCAAGCACATTTAAAATAGCATATGGCAACCATTCTGGGGTTACAATACCAGTCATAGATTTCCATTCGAGTGTTGTCCACGTGAAATCGAATAACCATAGTTTAAATCCATGAGTTACATCATACATAACGTTTGTTGGTTGGTCGAACATTACTGGAGCAATAAGAATGAACCCTGCCATTAACATGAGAGAAGTTACAATAAACTTCCTTGCCCATTTGGCAGATTGAGTTTGATTTGCTTGAGCACGTGTGCGCGTCTTTTCTGAGCCTTTTAATAAGGCAAGTGTTGCTAAGTTTCGGTCTTGCTCATCTTGCCTAGCATCAGATTTCATCTTTAGGTATCCACCAAGCAAAGTGGATGCTAACATTGATATAACTTCTAAAGGTATTCCAAACATAACATATCCTCCATTGTAAGTATATTTATATAATAACTTGCCTTTAGAGCCTTTTTAGGGTATAATATAGGTATATTAACTAAAAGGAGTAATAATTATGATGCCATCGAACCCCGCTGACCTAAAGAAAATAGACACAGCACTACAACAAATTTCAGATTCAAAAACCCGAATTGAAGCGGAACAAGAACATATAAAGGAAGTAGTGACGGCGATTCACGAAGATTTTCAATTAGAAAAACGACTAATTAGACAACTTGCGAAAGTTTGGCATATGAGAAATTATGCAGAAGAAGTTACACAACAAGAGGACTTCCAAGAAGCATATGAAGCATTGACTTCCGTCAATAATAAATTAGAATTTAACTAATAGCAAACTTCATTAACATCTCAGCACCAGTAGTAGATAATGGATTTACTACAGTTGCATATCTATTAATGATACCAACTCTTTGTTGGAAAGATGGTGCGTGGTTTGCTGTAACGATTTCTTGTACGTAATCACCCATGATGATTGACGAAGCACCGACTTTATCGCCGGTTTCAACTAAACCAACATAAACGGTAGTAGATGTAACATCTGGATTGACGTAATAAGTAGTCTTTCCAACCTTACTAACAACAAGTGCGTCTGAGTCACCAGTATCACCATCTAGGTATTTACTTAATGACGAAACACTTGCAGCGTTTTTATAAGGTAGAATAACAAAAGCATTGTAAGTGCGGAAATTTGGGGTATTCATTTTAAGGACTAATTCTTGAACTCGTTGAGTAATCTCAAATAGTGCTTGTTCAGAATCCTTAGTTGATGTTAATGCTAATGCTGTTGTTGATAATGAATTTGTTGATAGGAAAGTTTCCAATGCATCATTTTCTTCTTTATCGATAATGCCTCTTAATAACCCTGCAGCGATTTTATAACCATCTTCTTTATATTGGTTATGTAAGTCTTGAATAACCTCAACAGAAATTCCAGTTGATACTGGAGTTGCAGAGATTGTATTTACAGTTAGAGTTGCTTCAACGGTTTCGTATGAATTAGTCGAAGCGTTTCTACGAACGTTGACGACACTACCTGTTGACATCTTCATCGGAACGACAGCTGCGATGTTTCTAAGTATAGAACTGGTTGGAAGTTCTGAGAAAATATCGATGACTTTATTAAAACTAAAATCAGCAGTTGATATATCTGAGAGTGTTACTTTTTCGGTAATATTGTTTGACATGGCCTTTTTAGTTTTATTATCAATTACTATTATTTATAATAAAAAATAACTCCATTTAATTTTAATAATCGCTTTACTTAGTCGCAAAAGTAGGGTATAATACGTAGTATATTAACTAAAAAAGGAAAGGAAAGAAATGAGAAAAGATACAGATGAAACAGTAATGGTAAATCGTCCTAGTGCAGAGGTTTTTGTTGAGCAAGATAAGCATGGTGTACACGTTACACTAAGACCACAAACCATGAAGAAGGAAATTGTTAAACAACTATCCGCATTGAGAGCATTACACGGTATTAAGTCTGTTCGAAGAACCGAACTTCACGAACTTTGTACGAAGGCACACGGACTATTGAAGAATGATTCTGGATGGGGTATTCACGCTATTGAGAAACCGTTTGACGAGTTAGTTGCCGAAGGGGTGATTGAACGTATCCAATACACATCACCGAAGAAAGCAACGTATATTCGTTTGTCAAACAAATACGTTAATGATACTATTTTAAATTAAGGGGAAAATATGACCATTGTTACTAAAACCGAAAGAGATACTTTTTTAAGAACTAAAAATCGTTTCTACCAATGTGGTTGGTTAGATGCTGAACGTAATGAGCCTGCTCAGGCAAGTACAAGAGCTAGGGATGAAGTTTGGTATGAACAATACCTAGACGGATATAAAGAATCTATGTCTAACCAATACGCAATGGAAGGTTGTTAATGTATAAATTAATTCGTGATAAGTATGTAAACAATATCGAGGACGAAAGGTTGACGATGGTGAGTCCAAAGTCAACGGAATATCGTGAGTTTCTAATTGATAAACTGTTTGAAGAAATTCGTGAACTAGAAGATTCAGATTGGAAAGATGTTAATGAATATGCCGATGTGTATGAAGTATTCCAAGCAATTTTAAAGATTAACGATATTACTGAAGAAGAAGTTATCAGGGCAAAAGTATCGAAACACGCATTATTGGGTGGATTTGAAAATGGAATTATTTTAACATATTAATTGATAAAAGCTTTACTTTCATCGAATAATAGGGTATAATACATAGTATGATAAATGATAAAATAGAAAGAGTTAAACAGAAAGTTGTTAATACTAATATGTCAGTAGCGAGTTTTATTGATATTTGGCAACAAGAATTTTCTGGGTTTGGTATTGAATTTACGTCTAGTGCGTGTCCTTCTATACTAACCAACACTGCTTCTGTTTCTGGTTTCTATGACCAATATGAATACTTGGAAGAAATTAATATCGAAGTTGTTGTGATTGTTAATGATACGAAAGGTTTCATTAATATAAATAATGATAGTTGGAACTTTTTGAGACACCAAATGAATCAAACAATTACCCACGAAATGCGTCATCGAGAACAAACAAAAGGCCGTGATGGTTTTATAGTTTCGCATCAAATAGATGACAGCATGTCTGAAGAACAAAAACGTATCGTCTATCTTTCCGAACCAGACGAACTTGATGCCTATGCGGGGGATATTGTATTGGATTTATTAGAACTTTATACATCGCAAGGCGTAGCGTCGAAATTAGCATCATACCCATCAATTCAAAGAAGTGAATCCCCAATCTTATACGAGTACGTATCGTTATTTGGAAAGGATTCTCAATTAGTCAAAAGTATTATTAAAAAAGCATTAAAAATGGTAACATCATGAGTCAAAAAGAATATTTTATATCACAGTGTACGGCAAGTAGTCCTTGCCCAATGGACGAAAACAAGTGCGGTTTAAACAATTCCGATTTTTGTAGCCTTTGTAAAAGAACTGCAGAGGAAATCAAAGATTGGTGTTCAATGACAACCGAACAGAAAAATGGAATTTGTAAAGAATTATTAGATAGATAACAAGGGGGTTTAATGGCACAAGTAAATAAGCAACAAGAGTTTCAAATGCTCATTGAGGGCAAAGTCAGTGACGGCATATCAAGATATATGGACGTCATCACCGACTATATGGAAGAAAACGAACTCGAACCAAAACAAATGAAAAAGTTGATATCACCAATTTTACAAGAGAAACTCAAAGAAGAAGCAATTCGACTTAGAATGATTGATGACGTAGATGTAGGTAGCAAACTACCTCTGTGAACGGATTTGAATCATATAAATTATATGTATCAATAAAAAATCATTTTAATAGTAGTTTAGATTATAATTATGTTAAATATAACGGCAAAACAAAAAGCGTTAATTTAGGCACATATAATAAACGAAAGGATAAATACTATTTTGAATCCCTAGGACATAAAAAAGGAAAAGAATTATTAAAATTCTATGTTGCCAATTTTGTCGTAGGTGATGGAAGGTATATAGCAGAACTGTATAACCAAGAGTCAGAAAAAGTTTATTTTGGTTGGTTGAAGGTGATAGAATCTTTGACTTATTTGTTCGAACAAGATATAAAAGAAATAAAAGATTTTTTAGAAGAACGTGATTTAAAATTCGATGAATTGTTTAAAGTAAACGTAGGTCAACACCCAATCATCTTTAGATTTGTTCAACAAAAAATGATTAAAGTTGAAACATATATCATAATGGATAAAGTTTTAAATTTTAGTGGAAGGTTTAAGAAAGATATTGAAGATAATTATATCTATCCTGAAGTACAATATAAGTTTGATAGGTATAGTGAATTTATGAACTTTGATTCCAAGAAATACGGAATTATAATGAAAGGAGTTTTTTCCAAATGAATATGCACGATGTAGGTCAGAATATATTACAAATCAACGCCACCACGTTGAAAGAAATTGAAATTTTAGACTCAACAAACCTAAAAATAAGTTATTTTTTAAATTGCGTTAAAATCACAAATAGGTTAGAATATAAATCATCGCAACTAGCAAGAGAAGATTATGATGCACTAATTTCTATGCTAGGTGCACCACTTCAAAAAACATTTTTAACAGAGTAAAACTTGACTTTTAACTAAATGTAGGGTATAATTATATTATGGAAATGAAAATGCATAGTAAAAAAGATTGTGAAATAAAGTGCGATGCACTTAAAACAATACTAACTCAAATTCGACAAAACGCGACGATGGAAGATCAACATTCCATCCGACACCTTGCTGAGTCTGGGTTAGAACTAATCAGAGAATTAAAAAACGAATTCCGAGATTAAAAAGTGAGTATAAATAGAAAGTTAATTAATATATTATAATATAGGAGTATATAATGGGTGAACAAAACACAATCAAAATTGATGGTAAATTGTATGATATCAATGCATTACCAGATGTCGCAAAAATCGCTATTGAACATCTAATGGCAATCGAAAAAAATCAACAACGTTTAGAAATGGCACGTGCTGGGTTTGCCCAAGCAGTGAAGAATTCTATGGAAGGTGATGACGCACCTGAACCAATCGAAGAACCAGAAAAAGAAGAAACTGCAGAGTTTGTTCCAGAAGAAGCATAAAACAAATTAGAGGGTTGTGTGATACCTCTATAAAAACATCACGTAAAACAATCAACAGGTAATTATACCTCAAAACAATATAGGAGAAGTATTATGGGTTTCGCAGCCTTAAAGAAAAGAAGTAAATCAAAAAAGAACGTATCAGAAATGATGGAGAAATTGAACAAAGCATCAGGTGCTAGTTCAAATTCATATATCGATGATAGATACTGGAAGTTGGAAAGAGATAAGACTGGAAATGGTTATGCCATTATTCGTTTCTTAGACGCACCTGAAGGTGAAGATTTTCCATTTGTCAAAATGTACTCGCACGGTTTTAAAGGTCAAGGTGGTTGGTATATTGAGAATTCATTAACGACACTCAATAAACAAGACCCAGTTTCAGAAGCAAATTCTGAATTGTGGAAT